CTGATATATCATTTTTTAAGAGTGTAGGTATGAAATCATCATCACCTATTCTAAAATCACACATAGCGTGTTGATGATCGCATACCATTATTTGATTATCGCAGCATGATGGATATGCAATATTTGAATCGCGGGGGTTACGCAGTGGAACATTTTCAAAGACATGGATCGAGCTATCAATTTTCTGTAATATCTCTTCCAAAAATACCGGGCTTTGTCCACCCCTGTTGATTTTCCATAATGAATCTAATATGTCGCGCCGCTTTTCTAATTCTGCCTCTGTGAATAAAATACCGAAAACATCCTCCCACTTTTCAGGGAATCTAGTTGTATCAGGGAATATGTCAAAGTATACAAGCTCTGCCTCATTTCGTATGTTTTCCGGCAAAAAAGAAAGTCCTTTAATGAGCTTTCTTTTGTTATTATCCACAAATAATTGAAATGCCCGCGATTGAGAAAATAAGTTTTTTATCGCGTCAAAAAATCTCAAAACTCTACCCCATTAATATAAAGTTTTCCTAATCTACATAGTTCACCCATGCCTAAATTATAAGAAGGCGTAATGATTCCAGACCTGCGCATGACAACATTGTCAAATTCAGCTTTTTGCGAAATAGCAACCTGGTCGGCAACGGATGATACATTATTTCTGGTTACTTGATCCGTCCTGTTATTATCATCTGATAACCCCCGGTTGTATGGTTCACGATTTAAAAAATATTCTTCAATAGGGGTTTTAACAGCCTGTGAAAATTCAAGGGCTGGAATACCGATTAAACCTTCAATAAAAACATCAAAAATAACAATGGAAACCGGCCTGACATTTAAATATGTTTCGTTTCCCACTGGATCGATTATTGCGGTTAATGGTTTTCGGGTTGCTTTTCCTGTTTCTGGATTATAAGTACAAAATTTTCCAACCTGAATTAATAATGCGGATGATGGTATTCTATTTGGATAAATAGACGGCAACCCTGAAACAAAGACAAATACGCCGGATGGTGAATTCACGTCCTTGTATGGATAAATATTTAAAACGCCAGGAACCTCTGTACCCCAAATTCGATAATCTGCAAGTGCGCCGCCCTGGGGTTGTTTGCGCCAACGGCTAACAACCCTAAATCGGTAATCGGCTTCGGTTTCATCATCAATGGCATCTTTGTAAATGCTTTCAACCGTTGCTTCTCTTGAAACGTTGCCGAGAGGGTTTACAAAGTTAAGCGTTTCCCCTGGTTCAATATTCCCGGCGGTTCCTGATTCCGCGCAAATAACGGATATGCGCTCTATGTCATTTTCCAATGCTTTTGTTTCATTGGTTAAATATATTTTACCGGTAATATCGCTTTTTAATTGTGTGCCGCTGTTTAAAAATGTATTTATACGTGTAACATTGACATTAATAAAGCCTTGCCATTGTAAGCCGCGCCGAGGTTCACCTACTCCAATTAGAATGCCCCATTTTACAAGCGGCCTGACGCGCACACCTAAAACATTTATTTCCCCCCAGTATGCAGTTTCTGGAAATATTTGTAAAAACAGCCAGCCTATTTGCTTATATAAAATAACAAATACTCCGGCTAGAACGCTTGCAAGGATTTTGACAAAAGATTTTGGTAAAATCCTTAACCTGTTATTAAACTCCTGTTGTAATCCGCTTATGATTAAAGTTCGTATTTCTTCAATGCTTTTATTATCGTAAGGTGTTGACATCGCCAGTCCCCCATAATAAAGAATATTCATTTTCAAATATAGTTAATTTGTCTTTTAATATTTGCACCCGCAAGTTAAACCTATTTTTTCCGGTTGCTTGACCATATACAAATATATAGTCTGCTATTCCTTCATTAATAAACCATTGTAAATCCATGTATGCCGCTGTTTCTGCATCTTTAATATTTTTAACAGTCATGGGAAACCCTGTTATAATATGCTGAAAACGTGAACGGTATTTTTCACTTTCGGCTATATTATCTAAAAAATTACACCAGTATTCATTTCTATTATTTACTTTTCCTGAATCGCTTTTGTTGCCTCCAAAAAGCGAGAGATAAGCGGCTGTTGAAAATTGTTTGTCGGGAATAAATAAGCCGCTTTCTAAAGAAACCTCTCCTCCGTCAATGCTTTCATATAGCAAAATATCACCTTCAAATAATTGTAAGCCGCTCATTGCACACTCCCCGGTGCCGATGTTGACCCTCCAGTTGAAACGGCAATGCCTGGTGGAACCATTGCATTTTCTTGAATATGTTTAACTATACCGGTTCCTATCTGCTCCCATAGTCTTATACATTGCGCTCTTACTTCTGGCGGGGCTTCTGAATTTACAATTAACTCTGCTATTTCCCTCCCCATCTGGGCTCCATTCATTCCCGTTCCCATTTTAAGTCCCCCACGCTATGTTTCCCGCTACCGGGCTACCTGTTACATAACAAAATTTAGCACCGCATAAAGCCCCTTGCCCTGTAGGTGATACATTTCCATTACATTCAAACGAGCCTCCGGTTGTTTTTACTTCTCCATTTAATTCAACATCTGCGCCCTTTATCGTTGCCTTTGTTTTTGATTCTATATCAACAGATTTTTGAGCAAGCAAAGAAAACAAATCGTCAAGTTCCCATTTTGTGGAACCGTTGCCGAGCATTGAAAGTTTTGATTTTATTGATCCGCTTTCATCTCGTGCAAAAAATATTTTTTCACCAGGCTTTGCTCCCTGTGATTCATTAAAAACTCCTACAATAATACATTTTCCGGTTCCGTCTATTTTTAATAAAACAATCCTATCATTTTCTACTGGCGGCGAATCTTCACCAGATGAATTAAATAATACACCCTTTTGGTTGTATCCCTTCCTTGTTTCCGCAATTAATTCAACCGCCTTTCCTATTTCGTGTTTTAAAACTTTGCCTATTCTTCCGGCATAATCCATTATTCCCACGGCAACACCTCCGGCAGCTCCTCCGTAAAAGAGCCAGGTAAAACAAGGTCGATTTCTGTTGTTTTTCCTTTCGCATCTCTTAATAGTTTGATATTTCGCGCTATAAAATTTGATTGGCGGGAAATCATAGCCCCTGGAGCGTCAACACATACGGTCATTCCTTTTCTGAATAATTGACCGTTGCCGTTTAAATGTGTATCGCATTTTGCTTTGTATGAAATACAATCAGCAAACATCCGGCCTGCATGAGCTTTCACGGCATTTTCCAGATCGCTCATTAAATCTGCATCGTGAACGATGATCGCCTCGTGCCGTATAATGCCTTTGTTTATTAAATAATTATTTTCAAATGTAAAGGAAAGCGGGTCTAAAAATATATCGCACCTTGTATGACCTGTAATATGTGAGAAAAAGCCCTGGGCATTAAATTGCGGTGTTATTGATACAAGTGGTTCACTTCCCTCTTTTAATTGCATAAATGCGCTTTGCTTCCTGCCTTTATAAAATACCAGCCGACCATTTTCATCGTTAGTAAATAATAACCTTCTTTGCTGTGCAAGCTTTAACAAAAAGCTTAATATTCTTTCATTTGCTTCAGCTCCTACCTCAATAAAAGGATCGCCGGGGCCATCGGGGTATAAAACTCTTATTCCGTATGCTTCTGCTATCGGATCGGCAATATCGCGTATTGTTGCATTAAAATATTCCAGCGGGTACATTGCAGGTGGTACAGTGCAGTCATTTAATACCCCGCATAATGGATAACCCTGTAATGTTATTTCTGTTGCATCCGCTGTTAATTCTGGATCGGGTGTTAATAAATACGCCTTGAATAATAATTTGCCGGAATAATAAAGTTCACAATTTTTAAAAGCAAATGGTGTTATTGCCTCTTTTAAATCTTTAACTGCTACATCATGAGGTGCTGTAAAAGAAAAATTATCAAGAGAATCGCAGGAAAGATTTATTTCGTATGAAGTAAAACCGGTAAATTTCATTCCATCAATGACAATAGAAACATCTTGCTCTTTCTCGCTTAACGCTATAGTTTGCGTTATTTGGGGGGCCGCTGGTTTATCTGTTAAATTTTCAGGTATCAATAATACATCGCCCGGAAAAATAAGAGGGGAGCCGTCAGATGCTGTTCTTCTTCCTGCTAATTGTGGGTTTACGTCAACGATTTTACGCCATCTTAAAGATGATCCCAAATAGCGAACGGAAATCGCGCTAAGCGTGTCTCCGCTAACAACGGTATGCCGTCTAGACATAATATGACACCTCTCGGCCCATTGGTATAATTTCCATGTCATCAATACTTAAATAATTTTCAACGATTAATTTATCAATAAAAAAATTGTCAACAGAGCCGTATATTTCCGCGCAAAGTTCAATAATATTTCTATCCCGGTCTAGTTTAATTATCTTTTTCATGGGAAGGGATAAAGCAACTATAAAAATTAGGTTAATGGAGTAATGTATTACCTTAATCATTTTATAATAAGCGGTTGCATTTGAATCAATAAAATTATTTTGCTCAATTTTCGTATCTTCATGATTTTGTATCGTACTCAACAAAGTATTTAATTGAACGGCTATGGCCACCGCCGCCTCTCTTGACATAACACCATCGGCGGTTGAAAAATTGCCCCTGCTTCTTGTATTTTCCTCCTGTGCGTTGTTTGTTGCATTTTGTGCTATGCTCAATGCCGATCCGGTTGCTATTGAAGCAATGGCCCCCGATAAAGTAAGCCTGGTGCTTGCAAAAACATTTCTGATATTATTTAACCCAAAGGGATCGTTTCTAAATTGATTTCGTATTTGAGCGATAAGTAAAGAATAGCCCCGCACTTTTTCAAGAACATTTATTATTCTTTGGCTTGGTTGTCTCATAGCGTTTAATGCAAGCCGCGCTGTATTAAGCCTTTTTTGGACGGCACTCTCCCCGCTTCTAAGTAATGCCCCTATACTTTCTCTTTCGTTTGCACTTTCAAACATTGTATCAATACTGTTTTTTAATTCATTTATTGTAACGGTCAATTCTGGATCATCTGGTACAAGTGTTAAAAGATTATCGGTTAAAATATCCGCTTGAACATTTAACGATGATTGTATTTCTAATTGTTCGCTTATATTTTCAACAATAATATTATCAGCGAACTCATAAGCGGCGGCATTTTCAAAATCTTCTAAAATTAATACAAGCTCGTCCGCTGTTACCGCTTCAAGAATTAATGGATCGCTAGGCAGTGTTTCGGTAAATGTAATTGTTACAATGCTTTCATTTATTCGCTCAATTAAATTATTATCACGGCTTATATTACCGGTTGGTATAACTTTTCTAATACCATATACAGGGTGTTGTAATTCTGCAACATCTCTTTCATGCAGGGCCTCTTCAAAGTCGTCTGCCGACCGTGCGTGATTTGCGCCGTTAAATATGCAAGTCATAGGAAAAGATACCGGGCCGCCTCCCTGGTGCTGAACGTGCGCCCCGTCTTTATCCGGGAAAACAAATACGCCGGTTTTAAGTTCTATTGTTTTTGATAATTTTTCCCAAAGAAAAACAAATTCTTTTCCGCTGGGGGCTGTATATCTTGCTTCAAGAAGTTCCCTATCATCCATAGTTGCCCCCCGACGCTGTGACCCTTACATTAGGCGATCTTGGGGGCCGTGTAACTCTTGCCTGTGTTCCCTGTTCTGCCCTTACCGCTATGTCAACCTCTTCACGGCTTACGCTTTGGTTGTAAATGTATTGCTCCGCTGTTGTCATGGGCCGTGTTGCCGGTGCTGTTGCCGCTGTTATTGTTTGATTGCTTGCGGTGTTAATGTTTGGCGCGGTATTTGAAGGTATACCAGCGGTTGTCGTTGCTGTTTGGGTTATTGCCGATGGTACTATGTTTGTAACCTCGGCTGGTACTATATTCTTAATTTCGGCTGGTACTACATTTTGAACAACATCGGCTTCAACGCCCATTCCTGTTAAACCTTCCCGAAAGTTCTGTACTCTTTCAACTGCTGGGCCTAGAAACCTACTTACGCCGGGGATTCTCGCCAGCATTTCTAAAAGGCTCTGGATAGGGGCCAATGCTCCAGATAGAATGACAGCGCTTAATTTTTGAAATCCCGCTATAATACCGTCCATTTTAAATGCTTGCCCTATTGCCCCCGCATTTCTTATTACTTCTTTTATAATACTTACCAGTGTTACTAAGGCGGCTATTTTCAAAGCTATCGGGCTCTTTAACAGTAAAATTGCCGCTTTAAGCAACTTGAAAGTAGTTATTAAGCTTTTTCCTGCAAAGGCGGCAGCTTTTTTCGCTTTTGAAAATACAATGGTCTTTGCTGTTAATAGCCCCATTTTCGTTTTTGCGGCAAGAAAGGCCGGGCCTTGTTTACTTAAAATTGTATTGAAAAATATACTTGCCGCCGCTGCCGCCTTTTGGCGTACCGTAAATAAAGCGGTTGCGACACCTGCGCCCATAGAGCCTTTTTGATATAATGCCATTGCTTTAGTTTGATTATTTGTAAGGAGTGTAAACGCAAGCATTACCCCCTTGCCTATTTTTTTCGCTGTTGCCCAAACATTAAATGCCGCTGCCGCCGCAGTCATTAATCCTTTATATACCAACATGGGAGCGGCAACCCCAATAATAACAAAGCGCAATCGCCATAAAAGCCCTATCAATCCCATAATTGGACTTATAAATCTTGCCATTCTGTCAAAAGCCCTTGAAACTTTATTTGCTATTGGCTCAAAGTCAATAGCCCCTAATTTATTCGCAAACCCTTCAATTTTTATCATAACTCTTTCAACAATCGGCAATAGTGCCGTCCCTAAATCTATCCCGGCGTTTCTTATTCTATTCATAACCCTGCCCCATCTTTCGGCTGGGCTTTCCATAACCGTATTAAATGCCCGGTCAACGGCTCCGGTTGCGTCCTGCATTTGCGCCATAGCTTCCGCAAAGGTTTCCGCACCACGGCTGGTTAAAATATTTATTGCGTTTAACGATTCTACGGACTCAAAAAGGGCCATAATATAACGTTCACATCCGCCAGTTCTATCTTGAATTTCCTGTAAAAACCCTGCAAGCCCTTTGCTTTCTATTGCCGCCGCTGAAAATTCAATCCCCAGGCGGCGCGATGCTCTTAACATTCTTTCCGTAGGGTTTTGAACAGCCTGGAGTATTCTGTCTATTCCCTTCATGGCTTTAGGTGTTTCGATAGCGTTAGCTGTTAATGCGGCAATTGAAGCAAAAAGTTCATCTGTGCCAATATTTAACCGTGCCGCTGTTGGCAACACGCGCCCTAAAGAACTGTTTAATTCACGGAAAGAGGCGTTTCCTACGGTAGTGGCAATATACATTTGATTTGCAACACGCTCCG